ACTGATTCTGGATCAGGTAAAATGTATGTACAACAAGTTCAAATATCAGGAGAACAATAATGAAACTTATTACAGAAGAAATCGAACAGGTTGAAGTTATTGTTGAGAATCGCAACGGTAAGAAGAATCTGTATATTGAGGGTGTATTCCTTCAAAGTGAAATGAAGAATCGTAATGGTAGAATGTATCCAAAGTCCACTCTTGCTCGTGAAGTTGGAAGATATAACGAAAACTTTGTTGAGAAAGGTAGAGCTCTTGGAGAACTAGGTCATCCAGATGGCCCAACTGTCAATCTTGACAGAGTATCTCATAAAATTGTTTCTCTTAAAGAAAGTGGAAATAACTTTATAGGAAAAGCAAAGATTCTTAGCACTCCAATGGGTAAGATCGCATCTAATTTATTAGGTGAGGGTGTTAAACTTGGTGTTTCATCAAGAGGTGTGGGGTCTTTAAATAAAACTAACGAAGGATATAGTGTGGTAGGAGAAGATTTTACTCTTGCTACTGCTGCTGATATCGTTGCAGATCCTTCTGCTCCAGATGCTTTCGTAGATGGCATAATGGAAGGAAAAGAGTGGGTTTGGGATGGAGGCATCATTCGTGAACGCCTTGCATCAAAGACTTACAAACAGATTAACACACTAGTTGATCAAAATAAATTAGACGAAAAGAAATTAAGCGTCTTTGAAGATTTCTTAGCAAATCTTTAAATATATAAATAAAAACAGATTATACAAAAGGTAATTCGGAGAGTTCAAATGTCCCGTGGGAAAAATTTACAAGAAATGGAGAACGCCGTAACCAAGGGTGCAAAACCAGCTGAGCCTATGCAAACTATGGCAGGCGTGAGTTATGAAGACCTCGGTGGCCCAACTCCAGAAAACAATTCACCAACAGACGATTCTAATAAATTAAAGGATCCAGCTGGTGAAGGATCATATGCAGCAAATCTTAAATCAGTAAAAGGTGTCATGGCTAAATCAAAAATGGAAGAAGTCGAAACCGAAGAGGAAGTGGTTGCAGAAGATCAAACTTCTGAAGAAGAAGTAGTCGCTGAGGAAGAAGTTGCTGAAGAGGAAGTTACTGAACTTCCCGAAATCACTGATGAAGTGGACATCGATGACGATGTTAACGCACTTCTCGGTGGACAGGAACTTTCCGAAGAGTTTAGAGAGAAAGCTAAGACAATTTTCGAGGCTGCTCTAAAGTCTAAAGTTACCGAACTTAGAGAAGCCATGGAAGCTCACTACGAAGCAAAGCTAGTAGAAGAGGTCGAAGGCATGAAAGACGAACTCATCGAGCGTGTTGACTCTTACTTAGAGTACGTCGCAGATGAGTGGTTACAAGAAAACGCACTCGAAGTAGAGCGTGGACTTAAATCCGAAATGACTGAATCATTCCTCGAAGGAATGAGAGGTCTATTTGAAGAACATTATGTACACATACCTGAAGATAAATATGATGTCGTTGAGAATATGGTAGACAAACTTGACGAAATGGAATCAAAACTCAACGAGCAAATCGAGAAAAATATAGCTATCACTAAGAGTCTCTCCGAGGCAACAGGTGGTAATATCCTTTCCGATGTTTCTGAAGGCTTATCAAGTACTCAGAAGGAAAAGCTCGCTTCACTTGCCGAAGGTGTTGAGTTTGAAAGTGAAGAATCTTATAAGGAAAAGCTTGAGACTCTAAAAGAGTCATACTTCAAGACTGCTCCGAAAAGAAGTGACTCGGAAGTGTTAAACGAAGAGGCTGCAGCACCAGATATTTCTGGTAGTATGGCGGCATACATCCAGGCACTATCCCATGCCACTAAAACGTGAATCTCAACTTGTTAATTAATCAAACGTAAACTTATTAGGTAAAAACGCAAATGTTTGGCAACGCAGAACAATTGCAAGAGAAGTGGAAGCCCCTTCTAGAGCATGATGGAATTGATGCTATCAAGGACAATCATCGTAAAGCGGTAACTGCTGTCTTGCTTGAGAACCAAGAAAGATTTTTAAATGAGGAAAGATCATTCCTCTCAGAAGCTCCAACAGTGAATACAAATACTGGCGCTAATGCTGGTTTCTCTGGTGGTGCAACAGCAACTGGCCCTGTTGCTGGTTTTGACCCTGTTCTAATCTCATTGATTAGAAGATCTATGCCTAACTTGGTGGCATATGACCTTGCTGGTGTTCAACCAATGAACGCTCCAACAGGACTTATTTTCGCAATGAGATCCAGATTTGTTGATGGCACAAATGCTAACAACATGCTTGGAACAGAGGCATTATTCAACGAACCAGATTCAGCATTCTCTGGACAGAACCAAGAGAATACATATACAGATGGATTTACATCTGTTACAACTGGTTTAGGTACAACTGCTCAGTCAGGTACTAACCCAGGCGCTCTTAACCCTTCAACAGATGCAAAACAAGTTGCATATGATGTTGGTCAAGGTATGCGTACAGACGACGCAGAAGATCTCGGAGATTCAAGTAAGACTTTCAACGAGATGGCTTTCTCAATCGAGAAAGTTACTGTGACTGCGAAGTCAAGAGCTCTAAAAGCACAGTACAGTTTAGAATTAGCTCAAGACCTTAAGGCAATCCACGGATTGAACGCTGAGGCTGAGTTAGCAAACATTCTATCAACTGAAATTCTTGCTGAAATCAACAGAGAAGTTATTAGAACTATCTACAAAACTGCTGAGACAGGTGCTCAGGTCAACACAGCAACTGCTGGTACATTTGACTTAGACACTGACTCAAACGGAAGATGGTCAGTTGAAAAATTCAAGGGACTATTATTCCAGATTGAAAGAGATGCAAACGCTATTGCACAAAGAACTCGTCGTGGAAAGGGTAACATCATCCTTTGCTCTGCTGACGTTGCTTCTGCACTAACAATGGCTGGTGTTCTAGATTACACCCCTGCACTTAATGTTAACTTAAACGTAGACGACACAGGTAATACATTTGCTGGTGTTATCAACGGTAAGTACAGAGTGTACATCGACCCATTCGCTGCAAACAGTGCTGCAACTCAGTACTATGTTATCGGATACAAAGGTACTTCACCTTACGATGCTGGTCTATTCTATTGTCCTTACGTTCCACTACAGATGGTTAGAGCCGTTGGTCAGGATACATTCCAACCAAAAATTGGCTTTAAGACTCGTTACGGAATGGTTGAGAACCCATTCTCACAAGGTACAACACAAGGATCAGGAACACTTACTGTTAACGCTAACCGTTACTACAGAAGAGTATCTGTTACAAACCTTATGTAAGTCATATTGCATATTTTTTACGGAGACCCGAAAGGGTCTCTTTTTTTGTGTCTAAATAGTAACATGGACGATAAAGAAGCCGCAAAACTTATTATCAAAAGATCGAAGAAAAATCCAATTTTATACTCACACGCTGAGATTCTTTATGTTAAAAGAATCAAAAAATTGCAAAAAAAGTAAATGACTGATTCAGTATCACCCTTTGACAAACAAATTGCCAATAGGAACTACATGTCTCCTCTTGGTTTTAAGTTGATTATAACAAAAACACCAAAGGTTGATTTTCTTTGCCAATCTGCGAACATACCTCAAATAAGCATGGGAACTGCTGTTCAACCCACTTATTTGAAGGATATTCCTGTGCCTGGCGATAAGGTTTTGTATGATGATTTAACCGTTCGTTTTCTAGTAGATGAAAAGATGGAGAACTATCTTGCAATCTACAAGTGGATCACTGGACTTGGATATCCAGAATCTCTAGGACAATATGACCAATTAAAAAAGATGACATCAGAACTGATAGAATCGTAGGTGACGATGGAGACCCATTGTACTTTCAATATTCAGATGCTACGTTACAAATTTTAAGTAGTAACTACAAACCAAGCATTCATGTGAATTTTAAAGATGCATTTCCAGTCTCTCTTTCAACATTAGAATTTGATGTTTCAACTCGTGACTATAGTTTCTTCACTGCATCAGTGACTTTTAAATATACTATATTTAATATTACTGACCCAAGTGGTAATCGATTAGATAATTTTCCAAAAAAATAATTTTACATGATAAATCTTGATAAGATTCAGTCCATGTGGCAAGAGGACTGTAAGATTGATATTGATAATATGCATGAAGAATCAATTAAGGTTCCTCAACTGCATTCAAAATATCATGAGATATTGAACAATTTAATTTTATTACGAACGAAAGCTCAGAAGATACAAAAGAGTGTTCGTCATGAAAGATATGAATACTATTCTGGAAAGGCAGACCCAGATGTGTATGAGAGAGAACCATTTCCAAAGAAAGTTAGAGATAAAGACGCACTGATTAGATACATGGATGCTGATGACCGAGTATCAGAAGCAAATTTAAAAGTCGAATACTATGATGTAATGATAAATTATACAGAAAGTATTCTAAAACAAATATCAAATCGTACATATCAAATTAAGAACTCAATTGAATGGCATAAATTCCAAGCTGGATTTACATGACCCACTTAATTATTAAAAAGAAAAATGAAGTCTTTGTTACGATAGACTCAGAACAATATGTGTATCATGAACTTTCAGATCATTTTACATTTGAAGTCCCTGGCGCCAAGTTTATGCCACAATATCGTAATAAGTATTGGGATGGAAAGATCAGACTTTATGATATGAGAAAGAATGAAATCTACACTGGACTTGTAGATCGAGTCATATCATTCTGTAATCGAAAGGGATATACTTATGAGTTTGAAGGCAGTAAATTTTATGGATTACCACTCGAAGAGAATGAGATGATATCGCCAGAAGGCGTAACAGATTATGTAAAGAGTATATCAAAACATAAACCCAGACCATATCAGATCATGGGTATTCACGATGCTTTGAAACACAATCGTAAATTATTGTTATCACCGACAGCATCTGGTAAGTCGTTAATGATCTATGCAATTACAAGATATCATGTTGAGAATAATCGTAGAATCTTAATTGTAGTTCCAACTACATCCCTTGTTGAACAAATGTATAAAGACTTTGAAGACTATGGTTGGGATGTCGAAA